GCTTCTCATCACGCAATTTCGCCATCTGATCCAGCATGGTGCGGTAATCGATCTCGCCCAGCTGGAACTTCCGCAACAGATCAGCCGCCGAACGCTTCAGATCGAATTCTGCCCGCAACAGCCGCATCATCACCTGATTGGCCTCAGGCGAGCGAGTCAACATCGGGAGTGTCGAATAAAGCATCTGGTATTCGCTTTCATTCAGCACCCCCATGCCCGGCCCACGCAATCTGGGCACAAGCCAATTGACAATGCCGACAATGGCCTGATCACGCGATGAACCAAAGCCCCATTCGGCTAGTTTCTGCCTCAGGTGGCCAGGAATGCCACCGGTGCTCTGCCCCCTCAGCAATTCATCTAGTGCATTCAGCCGCGCCTCGAACAGGGGCGCCTCCTGCGCAAACTCCAAGAGGGGCTTATATGTGTCGATGGTCTTGCTGATCAGGGCCTTGCGGGCAGCCTCATCCGCACCCTCGGCTGTATTGACATTGACCTTGGTTGACCCGGCTTGCTGCAGGATCAGCTTCATCTCAAATGGTGTCATTGGCGGCAGTCCAAGTGCCTTCCGGCGTTCATTTTCGATTGCCACCATGCGCTCAAGCTCGGTCAATTTATCCGGCGCACGATACAACGGCTTACGCGTGATCGGATCATAAACCACCTGCCCAGGCGCGACCTGCATCGGATTGAGGCGTGCTTTCATGAGCATCTCGTTATAATTCCGCGCCCACTGAACGAGGTTGCTGTAATATTCCTTGTATGCATCCTTCCAAGCCTGATAATTCATATCCTCCGCCTTGAAGCGCTGATTTAAGGCCTCAAGGCGCACAGCAACTGCTTGTTTCAATATCTCCTTTCTTTGCTTTGAAAGAAATGGTGACTCATTAATACGCTGCAATACTTTTAAAAATGTAGAATACAACTGCTCCCTCTGTGCCGGCGGGGTAATTTCCGGAGCAGGCGGCGGGGCCGGGATAGGCGGCAATTTCGGCATCCAATTGCCGCTGGTGCGAGGATCAGGAGCAACTTTCGTTTCATCCGGCAGAATATTGCCGGCTTCACGAACCGGCTCGCTTTCGCCGCCCAAGGCCTGAATGGTCTGTTCCATGGCCATGCGCGTGGGGGCATCGGCCAGATTGAATGTCTGGTTCTTTGATACGCCAAGCTTGTTTGCCAATTTACCCGGATCAACGCCCGCGGCCTTGGCGATTTCGATGACGGTCATAGCCTTCTGGTAATGTGGGCCAAACTGATATTTGACCTTTTCCAGCACCGTGCCTGGCGCACCCCCCTGAGCTGCATCACGGGCATTCAGCCTATTGGGCGAGCCAGCATTGATCGTAGCATAGAGACGTTCAACACCCATGCCGGGCTTGTAGCCACGATCCAGCGCATACTGGACAAGAGCGCGGAACTGACTATCCGGATCATTCGGATCATAGCCATACTTGGCGGCATTCTCGGGCAGGAACTGGAAAAGCCCAATCGGACGCCCGTATTTCGTTCTTGGCCCCTTGATGGAAGGATTAAATGTCCCAGCACTTTCATAACTGGCGATTGCCAGAATGTCCTGCGGCTTGACCCCAAGCGCACGGGCCGCCCAAGTAGCCCCTTTGACCAGTTTCTTGGCGAATTCCGGATCCAGATTGAATTTCGTCTTGCTGGGCTTGGTTCCTTGCGGCTTGGGCGTCGAGAACAGATTAGCTGGCTTCCATTCAATTGCCCCAGGGCGCCACACCCCCTTTCCTGCCCCGGCACTTAAAGCTGACGAGGATGTGCCGCCCATTAATTGGCCCAGCAATTCCTTGACCAAAGACGCGCCCTTGGCATCCATCTGTTTCAGCTTTGAGCTGAGAATTGCACCCCTGATCAAGGTGCCGATTTCTGCCCCCAATCTGGACGCAGCACGCACCGGGTCTGTCGTGTAAGCACCGGCCAATTGCGCCAGCTCGCGTTCCGCCAGCTCGCGTTCCTTCAGCAATTCATCATAGGTCTTTGCGGGCGCGATATCAGAGCCGAAAATGAAATGCTTAAGCATGGCGCGCCCTCCGCTTTTTCTTCTTAGCGGCCAAGGCGGCATAGTCCACGAACCTCAGGCCCTTCTTCTGTTTGGGCTTTTTGATGTTCGTCTCAATGACTGCCTCAGGCGCGATCTTTTCCGTCTGACTGGCCAGCACACCCAGCCTCTTCGGCGCATCCTTGGGCTCGTCCTTGTAGCGGAACGTGACTACCGGCACGTCACCCATCTTGATTTTCGTTTTCTGAATGTCCTTCTTTTCGCGCGGATCGGAAAGTGCCCCGAACAGCGACCCCATGAAGCCCAACGCAGATCCCCACATTTGTGAGGCAATTGCATTTTCAGCCTGCCAAGCTTGGATTTGTGCCTGATAACGGGCGATTTGGTTACGATAATTCTCTGCCTCAATCCCTGCATAATCAGTGACAGGGATCGCGTTAATCTGCGGTTGCACGAAATTCGGCAACTGAATGGCCGATCCGTGTAGCAATGACGTGACTTCCTGAATGGGTTGTGCTCTTTCGGCAAATTTCTCGCGCAAGGCCGCGGCCCGTTGGGCTTCCTGCGCCTCCATCAGCTTTAGCGCATCAGCAAATGCAATTTGCTTGTTTTGGTCCTCAAAGGCCGCTGCCCGCAATGCGTCGCTGAATTCCTGACTACGTAAAGCATTTTCCGCAGCCAGCTGGGCCATTTCAGTACGGACACCGCGTTCCATTTCCTCACCGCCACGCATAATAGCGGCAAGGCGCGCATCATTAACGCGCCTGTTGAGATCATCCATGGCCTGTTGCCATGCCTCAGTGCCAGGCTGAATGCCTTGCGCCAATAGCCGGGAACGCAAGCGCTCTTCATCGCGCTGCAGAACAGGTTCGATGCGCCCAAGAATAGCCTGTTCAATCCTCTGGCGCTGTTCGTCCCAATTGGGGACTTCATTGCCCTGGAACAGGTGTGCGTATTCAGGTGTCTCAGGCGCACCAGCAAATTCAGGCACTTCCGCATTCAGCGGCTGGCGCTCAGGAACACCAGTCAGGTCAATCGAATGATCCTGCAGATATTCCCTTAGCCATTCGGCCTGTTCAGCCGCGGTCTGGGCTAGTCCCTTTTTGGCCTGCTCTGTATAATTCCAGATCTCTTGCTGGCCGGGGCTCAAGGCCTGATAGGCCGTCAGCATCGGGATGGAGTAAATATTCACATGATGCCGCGTGGCCAAATCGCGGATGATCTGATTGCGCTGCCGCAACCAGTCGCGATAGGCCTGCATTTGTTGCTCATAGGCCTGCGGATCAGATGCTTTCAGGCTGGGTTCAGGCAGCCTAGGCGGCGGGTTAGCCGCATACCACTGATTAAATGCACGTTCAGCGCTAACCCTACCTTGGCTTTTGTCTAATGGATCAAACCATACATATTGCCCCTGTTCGGCGAAGATCAAATCGCCGAAAGGTGTGATCTGACTGGGATTGCGTAGCCAAGCGTTGGCCACGGCTGTGGAAACATTCGTGGCCGTTTGTGCCTGCCCCGTCTCCCGAGGATCAGGAGGAGGGGGAGGGGGAGGAGGAGATGATCCCTTGCCGCCACCGCCCATTGTCGTTCTCCCTGTTCAAGAACGCCGTGTTCCCCTCTGGGAGTGGCGCGGGTTTCCTATTGTATAGCTGATTTTCGTTGTTACGCAAAGTGCCAAACCATTGCTTGAATTGATCTGAAGCTATTCTTTGCCTTGCCCAGGCCTCATCGGTCAAAACATAGACATATTCCGGCTCACCATCACGAATATACGGCACAATCGAAAGCTCAAACCCCACACGCGGCAATAATCTGTGCACCCGTTCATTATCTTCGCTCGTGCGCATGACGATGGAACGCACATTCCAGCACATGAACGGAACCTCCGCCATGGCCTGCATGACGCCGCGCGTCCATGGGAAAGGCCCTATCGTCGCGCAGCTAATCTCGATCACGCGCCAGATGGGGTGCCAATTATGCCAAACTACCCCGCCAATGACCTCATTGCCCACAATCAGGGCCATGGTCTGTGACCTATCATCAATCGGCCCCGGCAGATCGCTCATCAGCTGGCGTTCCACAATCTTGCGCGCAACCAGCGTGACCTCATGATCGAACGAAATTCTCATAGCGACGATCCCTCACGATACCAGACACTCAAGCTATTAATCCGCAGCCTCAGGCGCTGGGATTGATTGGATCTCACCGAAAACCACGGCATTAAGCTCAAGCCATTGACGCCATAAGCGGCACCCCTTTGCTGCTGAATGGTAGCTGCCGCACCCCAATAGCTGACATCCCACTCGGCCTGATCCCAGATGGGATCCGGGTTTAGAAAATCGCCAATCTGGCTTGTGTCGCCGCCATCATAGCAATCGCCATCAACCCCAACCGCCAATGTCGGCCATACTTCCGCATTGGCCTGAAACCGTGCATCAATGCGCTGAACCAGCTTTTTCGATCGCCAATCATCACCAGATTGGGGCGATCCACAGATCTGCCCAAAGAATTCAGTATCACCATCCTTGCCGGTGGTGTTGACCTCGGCAATCTGTGTTCCATTCAGGCAAAATAGCCGCCCCAACTTTTCGATCTTGTCGCCAAGCGGCCAACCGCGGAATTCGGCTAATGAACCTGTGGCAATATTCAGCACCAAGGTGAACCCGCCCGGCTCATCTGTATTCGGGCAAATGGTCAGAAAGCGATGATCTGGCGTTTCATTGATTGACCAAGGGGTGCCCCAAACTGGCAACGTCACCAAATAGCGCCATTGATCCTGTATGGGGGCAACTTGGTTCCCGGCCTTGGCTACAGGCAAACCTTCCTTGATGATGGCAAATAGGGAAAGGATACCATCACGCGTGAAAAGCCACACATCACCGCCAGACTTCCAGATCGCTCGCTTGTGCAATAGGGGGCTGGACGAATACACACCGACCAAGCGCCATTGACTAGCGTCCGACGGATCTGTGCCCTCATAGATCGCGATTTCGCCTTCCGAGGTGATGAATACACAGCGGTCATCCAGACCAGAGCCAGCATCAATGGTAACCGTGGTGCCGGCAACGAGATGGCCACCCTTGCTGAACACGCTGGTCAACGGAAACTGATGATAGGTTCCGGCAATAGCACCTGCATCAGAATACCAGGCATTCAACGTATTCTTCTCGATCGCAAACACCCGCGTCTTGAAGGCCCAAATGTGGGAAAGTTTAGAGGGATCAACGCCTGTGATCTGCAGCGTCGGATCAGTTGATGTATCGCGCCAATTGGTGCCGTCATAGATGTGCAACGGATCGGCGCCATTCGCTATCAGAAAGAATGATCCGCCAGGGGTTTGCGTATTCAGATATGACCAATCCCCACTTGTGAAGCCGGACTTTTCCAGTGAAGGTGTGGAATTTTCATCAACCAGATCAATGCGGTAAATGGCATCATTCGTGGCCACAAAGGCCTCGTCGTCATCGATGTTATCCGCCGGCAAGAACATGCTGCCATCGCTGGGCAGCGTCCAAATATCCCGATAGCCGCCCCGCAATTCAACCCAGCCTTCATGCGGCCAGAAATTGACCAGCTTGCGCGCGGCCTGAATAGGGGCATTCTCAATGGGCGCACGCGTGGCCCATGTCATTGCCCCAGGCCAAACGATATGCTTCAATTCACCCGGCATTAGACGCTCAATCCATTAAAGGCCTCGCTTCTGATTGCCTGCTCAAGATTGGCCGAAAATTCGGCCAGTTCTGTGTCGAATGGCACGCCCTGTTTCCGCAACCAGCGAACCCGCACCGAGTCCATGAATGCCTGTGCCGGCACATAGAGGACGTTCGTGTTGTCATCGATGATCGATTTCGTGCCGTCTAGCCAATTCTTGGACACGTAATAGATCGTGGTCGATGCCGGTGCGCTGGTCAGCTTGACCGAATTTCCCTCATAATTCCAAGCTAGTCCTCCAATGCTAGAGGCCATGGAATAGGCCGCGGTGCCCATGCGCGGCACAATGGTCGTGCCATTGAATACCAGCACCACGGGGCGTTCATCGCGTGCATCGGCGGGAAGGCTGATTGTCGTGGTTCCGGCTGGCTCGGTCACGGATTTGATCAGCCGGCGCCACGGCGCACGCATGACCAGATCTAATCCAGCCTCGTTCATAATCGCCCGCAATTCCCGGATCTCATGCGTGTTGTCCATGATATTGTATGGTGCCCGCATGATCCCCAATTGCGGGCAGATAATTTCCATGACCTCGCCGATATTCATGGCTCAATCCTCAGATGATTGCCTGTTGCCCATGCAGCGCCCAGTCCTCATTGGCATTCAGCTGGGTAATCAGGTTATCAAACGCCGACCACATGGCTTGGGCTGTTTGCACATCGCCCTTCAGCGCCGCCCAAGCCGCCATGATGCCTGAATGATAGATCATCATTGCCCTATCGAGCACGGCATTTGTATCATTGGAATTCAGCGACGGCACCTTTGCCCAGTAATGCAGATCAACATTCTGGGCTGGATGAACGAGGATCTGGCCATTCCCTAGGGCGAACCCATCATTCCCGGCCAGAACATCCTGCCATGATCTTTCCTTCAAAACAGAATTCGGATCATTGGCCTTAGTCACGAACCGCACCCTCGCAAAATCGGAAGGCAATGAAGCGGTGCCGTCTGTGTTGACGGTCAGCGATGTCTGTTTCATCAGTTCGCGCAACCGCACACGTTCATTCAGGCGGGCCTCGACTTCATCGATCAAAGTAGAAAACTGTTCGACAATGGTGTCATCTTTCGCCGACCGCGAAACCAGATCGAGAAGCATCGCCTTGTTCATAGCTGGCCCTCCTTGGTGCGCCAGGCGCGGTTGTCGCTATCATTCAGCCACCGGCGCACCCATTTGTCGTCACCGTTTTTCAGGGCCTTCAATAGGCCGTCACCGCTTTCGCCCATTCCGAAAAACAACGGGGCCGGAACAGACGCCACCTTGTGCCAGTCGCCCTTCCAGCCTCGTTCGCTTTCGTTGCGTTCGATTTCATTTTGCTTGAGCAGGCTGTCGACCGGATAGTCCACACGAAAATGATCCGTCTGACCGTCGAAGTAGTGCCAAACCGTGCGGCCAGTGTAGGGATCCCAGTCGAACAATTCCCAGACGCCATCACGTATCCGCGCCATTGGTCTTTTTCCTCGGACGCCCGCGCTTGCGCTTCACCGGCTCGCCGGCCTTCTTGACCACCTTCTCGATCCCGGACGCATCGATGGTTTTCACCTCGTCCTCGTCCTTCAGCCGCCGTGCCAATCCGGCCTCAACCAGATCAAGGGCAGTATCCATGTTCTTGATCTCGATGACCTTTCCGGCCCGCTGCCGGCCTTCGTCAGTCCAAATATCCCGCAGAACAACCAGCTTGACCATTACGTGATCCTCCATGTGGTAAAAGTCATTAACGAATACTGGGGGAGGAAAGATCCTCCCCCAGCGCCCCGCTATTAGGTGCCATTGAGATCAGCAATGACACCCAGCCCCTTCTCGTTCAGCGGCTTCAGGCAGCCCTCGCCGATGATCACCCATTTACGGGCATCACCAGTCTTGGCCAGATTGCCCACCGGCTGAATGCGACGGAGCCAAGCCCATTCCAGATATTCCGGATCGATCAGGAACGCGTTCCGGGCCAGCGCTGCAGACGTGGCCATCACGCGGTTCGGCACCACCGTGACCGTCCCGTATGGACCTTCATAAATGTCCGCATTGGAAACGATCCGGTTCTGGCCGCGGCCCTGACGGTCCACCGAATAGCGGAAGGATGCGACGTTCGCGTTGCTCATGAACGCCACAAAATCCTTCTTGACCTTCGGCGAGACCACGAAATAACGCGGATTGGCGCCAGACTCATAGGCCTGTTTCAGGACATCATCGAGGATATCCTGGGTCAGATCGCGCTGGGTGCCATCCGTAGCCGCCTGGGTCAGGCCGGTCGCAGAGTCATAGCCGCCATTGGCGCCGCCCGTGCCGCGGTTCACGTTCGTCACGATCCAGGTGGGCAGGCCACCGGAACGACGGGTAGCCCCCGCAGCGGAAGCGGTATTCGCCACGATGGAATACTCCACGTCCTTGCGGATCTCCACGCCCTTCTTCAAGGCCTGCCGGCGAACCTTTTCATGCTGCCCCGCATTGTCCACCGCCTGCTGCGTCTCGGAGACGATGAAGCTCTTGCGGAAGATCTGCGTGTAGTTGCCCATCCGGGACGGCGGCGTGATCGCATCGAACACGAACTCGTCGCCTTCCTCATGGGCGTTGTCCGCCGGCGCGGCCATCTCGTCAGTTTCCCATTCCGGGTGCGTGGACTTGGCCGTTACCTTGCCGATCATGGAATAGATCGGCGTATCCTCGGGGGCAATCATGCTGACCACATCGGCCAGTTCCTCGCGATTGCCCACCGCATCCGTGGTGCGGAAGGTGTTTGCGATGATCGCCATTTTTCATTCCTCCATTACTCTGGCAGCTCGAAGTCGATCGCCAGCGCATCGGACAGCGATCCAGTCCGACGCAAGCGCTCAAGAGCCGCCCTGTTCCGTTGCAGCTTGCGCTGCGTGTCCTTGCGTGCCTTGCCCCGCGGCTTGCGCGCGGAAGGCTTCAGCTTGTTCTTTTCGGCCTTCATTTCGTCGCGTAATCCCTCAGCGCGCATCCCGATGGCAGCATAATGCGCCAGCAACCACAGGCGATGATCTGCGACGTTCTCGATCTCTTCGTCAGAGAACCCGAGTTGACGCGCGGCGGTTTCAGCTTCTGCGAACCACTTTTCCTGCAGTTTGGGATCGCGCAATTCCGGGACGCGCTCTAGAAGGCGTTCGGCTTCTGCCTCAGGGTCAGGCTGAGTCGCAGAAAGGGTCACTTCCTGCGCTTGCTCAGCCATTTGAACAAGCTGCTGAATATTCTGCACGGCGGCGTCATAAGCCGCCTTCTGCCTCAGGTATTCCTCGGGATTGTTGTTCGCCAGGCTGGGATCAGGTTCTGGCGGAAGGGATTGCTGAAGAACCAGTGCCATTCCAGTGAGAAGTTTCTGGACTTCTTCAGCCTGCGTGCCCAGCTCGCGGCGCTGTTCCGCGAGTTCCTGGGTCTTGCGCGTGTAATCCGATTGCCGCAGGTAGCCCTTTTTCAGCTCAACCAAGGGCACCTGCTCGCCATCGATCTCAACGAATGTCTTTTCTAAGGCCTCGTCATCCAAAACTGAACCAAGTTCAGCCCCATCCTCAGCTTCCTCTTCAGCCTCGGCTCCTTCGTCAACATCGCTTGCATCACGAACGGATTTGGCCTCAGATCGATCCTGATCGTCTTGCCCTTCCGCTTCATGCGCTTTCGCGTCACCATCAGTTTCGGCATTATCCCCATCGGCAGCGGCTTTTTCATCGTCAAGATCCTCGATCTCGGGCAGACCAGCATCAGCCGGTTGCCACGATGAACCATCCGGTCGGAAAACCGGCTCATCGATCCTCACCCCATCACCAATCGGCTGGTTGCCGGTATTGGTATTCTCACCCATTTTCAATCTCCCGCCTTGCTTCCTCGATGAGCATTAACAGATCTGACCTCAACCTTTGTGCCCCGCGGTAAACCGCCTGGAACTCGGCAAAATCCTGACGATCTACTGCCGTGGCCATGGCCAAAACTGCATCATCTTCTATCCGCGTCAGAATATACTCCAATAACGGGTTGTTGACCAGATCATTCGCCAGCGCCAGAACTTCCTCCGGCCTCATTCCGCGAATTTGCTCTAAGTTTTGCAAGCGTCGCAAGTGCTTCTCTGTCGGCTTCATCCAGCTTCTCCGCCAATCTCCTGTATTCCTCCATATCGATTTCCATCAGCTTCAGGGCACGTTCGTTCTGCAGACGCATTTCTTCGATGAGGATCTGGTTCTGTGCCCGGATTTCCTCGATCTCCTTGCGGGTCTGGGCCTCCATCTCAGCCTTGAGCACATCCAGCTGCGCTTCCTTATCCTTGACTTGCAAATCGGCCTGCAGCTGGGCCATTTCACGGGTTTTGGCCACTTCAGCCTTCATGCGCTCAATGGCCAGCTGACCCTGAACCCTGGCTTGCTGCAGCTGCAATTCGGCCTGCACCTTCATTTCCTCAGGATTGATCAGCTTCTGTTTCCACAGCTGCAGCAATTGATTGACCTCTTCCTCGCTAGGCTGATCAATGTAAAGGTCTGGCGTCTGCAGGCCAGCAGCCTCAATGGCGCGCCTCAGGGAATGATATAGATGTTCGGGCTTCACGTATGGATTGATCGGACCCATGTTCTGCAGGATTTCACGCTGCAGACCAATCACGTAATTGATCGCAGCCAGATCACGTTCCCTCGACCCAGCACCGAGACCGATATTGACTGTGCAATTCCTGTCTGCGTTCCACGAGCGCGGATCCACAGCTAGCCAATCGCCGCTGATCTGGATGATCTCCTCTCTATCCGCGTGCCGCACAACCAGCCGCAACAGATACTGGAAAAACGGCACGAGGTCACGGGCAATGGTTTTCACATACTTGGCCACGCGCCCTGTGCCAGCTCGTTCAATCAGGGCCGTGGCTGTGGCGGTCATGTTCTGAACATCCTTGGGCGCCAATCCAGCGGCGGCATCGGTAATGCCTGTGGCCTCTTGCAATTCACCATCAAGGTATTCGAGCATCTGGAAGGTGGTGCCAGCCACAAACGGCACCTGCATCCACTGGATCGCATCATCGACACGTGTCCCGGCCCTTAGGCGGATAGGCTTGCCGAATTCAGGATTGTATAGCGCTGTCGTGTCCTCAAGATATTCGGAAATGATTGCCGGCGTCGGGTTGTTCGTCGCGGTCAAGTTATCGATCGCCTGGCGCAAGAGATAAGTCCTGATCCGCTGGGTTTCCTTCACATCATCATAGAGGCTTTCGCCGGCCACAGCCCAAGGGGAAATTTCAATCCGGATCGGGAAAAACGGGAATTCACTGACGACTTCATCAGATTGAAGTCCGTCCTCGGAAATGTTCCCAATGAATACCAGATTGTGAATTTCCGCGATGCCATCCTCGTCGGCATCATAACGCACATAGATGTCGTAAAAGTCCACGTATTCAGCCGGGCTATCTGGCCTTTCGCCTTTGACCTCGAAAAGCAACTGACGGTTGCCGGCACCATCGCCACTATTCGCGGCCCTCTTAGCCCTTTCCGCGTCATAGCCCAAGGCCGCCACCTCATCCAATCTCAATGACTGCACCCTGCAGGCAAAGGCCATGTCATCGCGATCGGTGCAATTCGGATCAACCACGATCTCATCCGGCTGCAGGGCCTCGATGATGATCCTGCCGTCCTCGATCTTGCGCGTCACCGTGGCGGAATACAGCGGCACGCCATCGGCTTTTCCTGTCTGTTCATATTCGACACTGATTACGTCTTCCTCGCCTTCGAGAAGGATCAAATCGCCCTTAGTCAGCTGGGTGTGGTGCGTGACGGCAATATCTTGGCGTTTTTCATGCCGAGCAGTCAGCCAGCCCACGCCGCAGAACATCGCACAGCGCACGGCGGTTTCCAGCTCAACACGCGCGCGATTATCCGCAATGACCTGTTGATTGACATACTGGGTGATCTGGCGGGCTACTTGCTCGTCCTCATCGCCCACCGGGTGATAGATCACGATCTCGTCGCGGTCGAAGATAGTGTTGGAAACAGAAGGCATGATTTTCCGCATCAGCTTGCGGAAGTCCATCGAGACGACCTTGGAACGGCCCGGATCGTGGGGAACGATCGATGGATCGCCGGCATAGTAGCGTTCGGCCTCCTTGTATTTCTGAACGATCTCGTTCGTGTCTACAAGACCGGCCTCATAGAATTGCCGGGCGAATTCAATGATGTCCTTGGCCATTTTCTTTTCCCCGTCAGATCACAGCCCGCCGCTTCCACTGTGGCACTTCTGGCCGATGCGCGACTAATCCCTGGCCAACTATAGCATATCTCATCGCATCTGCAGCATGGGAAGTCCAATCGTGCACTGGCCGGCCCTTGGGCGTCTGTTTCGCATCATCCCATTCCACCCGATACATCCGCAAGGCATCGATCCCGCGCTCGCATCTGGTCTTGTCGAACCAGAACCGGTTGAAGGCCATGCGCACGGCATTGATGCCGTCAGCTACCGGCAAGCGCGGCGCGATGTAGAATTTCTCGCCTCTGGATCGGAATACCTCAACCCTGGCCGCGCCTGTGGAAAGTTCACGGGATTCCGCATCGTGGGGAAGGATATGCGCATGAACCGGATAAGGCTTGGCCTTCAGAACATCGATGTAATAGTCCAGCCCGTGGCCTGTGTCCTCGATGTAATCTATCCAGTGGATTTCCTTGCCGACGATCTGGCCGACCCAGATAGCGGTTGCATCATCGATGCCTAGATCCCATGCAGCGAACACATCAGCTCGCGGATCATGCGGCACGTTCGTAATCCGGCCTTCCTGTTCTGCCCTCAAGATCAGTTCCGCGTAATAGGCGCCGCGGATTTCCACATCGAACGAGCACTCATATTCTTGGGCATACTGTTCCGGCGTCATGGTGCGCCGGGCCTGTTCCAGTTCCTCTTCTGGGATGATGTGCGTTTCCGAGGCCCTGAGGATGGAGATATACCAATCTGGATCGTTTTCGTGTGCCTTCAAGAGGCGATAGAAATGGTTCCGACCTCGCGGGGTGCCGATGAAGGTTGCCGATCCGGCATAATCGGAAAGCGCCGGCCTGACGATCTCACCCCATACCCGCGGCACCTGATCGCCGAATTCATCGAGGGCCGCATGATCCAGATACACACCCCTTAACCGATCTGGCCGATCTGATCCAACCAGCATCAGCTTGGCACCATTGGGAAAGATCGCGGTCAGTTCT